GATTCAACGCCAACACCCCCTGCACCAGCAACAGAACCTGAAGCAGCGCCACCAACAGCACCCGCGCCGCCACCGCCTCCAGCACCTTGTGATGGGGTTAATGAGCCTAATCCACCGGCGAAACCTTGTCCTGATACTCCTGTTCCAACAGAACCACTAGGCCCAGCGCCGCCACCCGAACCACCATTGCGGGCACTTGCACCACTACCACCACCACCACCAGTAGGGCTAAATGATGAAAAAGTAGAGCCAGTTCCGTCTTGTGCTGATGTGGGGCTGGCATTACCCGCGCCGCCTGCGCCTCCTGCCCCAACTGTTATGACATAGGTTGTTAATGGGTTAAGAGTTAACCCTGAACCCGAAAGTAAACCTCCCGCGCCGCCACCACCATTTCTGTTTCCCGCCGTACCACCGCCGCCAGCAACTACAAGATAAGAAGCAAGAAGCGGCACACTACGGGCTAGAAAAAAGTTTTTAGCGGCAAACATTATGGTGTGTACCCTTGGGCAATTGAACCATACCAGTTTGTACCATCGGCAATAAAGGTAAGAATATCCATCTTGCCAGCGGTTGCAGTAATTGTTGGTGCGCCAGCCACACCCCATTTAACTGATGTAAATGTTGCTGTGCCATTACCTGTGGCTGCGGCTTGCTTAAGCAATAAAACAAAAGACTTTCCTGCCACGTTTGTAGGCATGGTAAATACGCAAGCCGTAGATGCTGTCAGCGTAGCGGTTTGCACTGTGCCGTTGGTTAACGCAATAGTGTTTGTTGTTGTTACCGTGCCAATTGCAACCACCGATTCAACATAATTAGTGACTGTTGGGTTGTTGATCACAGGGCTTGTCAAGCCAGTAACACTCAAATAGCCAGTTGATGGAATGAATGAAAACTTGGTGGAAGCTGTTTTTGCTGGCAAATTACCTGTAGTGGTTGTCACCCATGTTGGATAAACCGCACTTGCCGTAGTTGTATCGTCAGTAATTGCTATGTTTGTTGCATTAGTCGCATTGGTTGCATTGGTTACAGCGGTTGTGCTAATAACAGAAACAACTTGCGCTGCGGTTGCCGCTGTAAATGCGCTAGTACCATTTCCATAAGCCAACCCTGTCAAAGTCGCAACCCCAGTGCCGCCATTACCAACCACCAAAGTGCCAGCAACAGAAACTGCGCCTTGTGTGGCTGTAGCTGGGGTTAAACCAGTTGATCCAAACGTAATGCTAGTTACCGCAGAACTTGTCAAAGCCGCCCAAGATGGTGCTGCGCTGGTGTTTCCAATCAAAATCTGACCAGTTGTTCCTGCGGCAGTTGCCACTGGTGCGCCAGCCGCGCCCCCACCATAAACAACACCATATTGCGTTAAAGCGCCTGATGATGCCCAAGTAGATGCGCTAGAAAAGTAAGGGATGCCGCCTGATGTTCCTGCCACAGTCAAAGCCAAAGTGCCTGAACTGGTGACAGGTGAACCAGTAACAGAAATCAAGCCACCTGTGAAACTTTGTCCCACAGATGTAACCGTTCCAGTTGTGGGGGTTGCCCAAGATGGAATGCCAGCCGCCAAAGTTAAGACTTGACCGTTTGAACCCGCCCCAAGCATTGCGGTAGTGCCAGCGGCACTTTGATAAGGCACAGAACCAGCCGCGCCACCCGCAAGATTAGTTGCAGTTGTTGCCAATGTAGCCGTAGCCGCATTGCCTGATGTGTTTTGGTTAAATGTAGGCCAAGTAAATGTGCCAGTAGAGAAATTACCCGATTGCGGTGTTCCCAAAATGGGAGTAATCAAGGTTGGGCTTGTCGCAAACACCAACGATCCAGTGCCTGTTTCATCAGTTACCGCCGCCAACAAATTGGCGCTAGTGGGAGTTGCAAGCCAAGTAGCTACCCCAGTACCCAAACCCGTAATTGACCCAACCGCGGGGGTTACGGTGGTGTTTCCAGCCAAAGTTAATTGACCTTGGGCGTTGACAGTAAACGTACCCACTTGCGTTGCTGAACCATAAGCAGCGGCGGTAACGCCAGTGTTTGTGATGCTGAACTGGGTGGCTGCTAAAGTTAAGCCAGTGCCTGCGGTGTAGGTGGAGGCAACAGAAAAGTTGTACCAATTGATGGCGGTTGTGCCTAGAGTGCCGCCGGGCTGTGCCGATGAATACCAAGCCGAATCAGCCTGCGATCCTGAAATCACAAACACAATCGCGCCTACATACTCATCCCATGTATCCGCGCCAACGCTGCGAGTCCATGCGCCTGATGCCACCAAATAGATGCCGTTTTGTGATGCTGTGGATTGATTTTTTACCAAAACCGTGTTACCAGCCACCAAAGAAACCGTGTCAATGGTCTGCAATCCTGACAAACTAGTGATGTTTGCAGTTGATGCGGCATTAACTGGTTGTTTCCAACTCAATCCAGCGGCAAAGTAGTCCACATATTGTTTGTTGACAAGGTCAGTAGCCGCAGAGGGCGCAGCCGCCACAGTGCCTGAAGTAAAAGCCGCTGTGGATGGGCTTGTTGCCCCAATCGTGGTGCTGTTTATCGTGCTGTTTGTTATGTTCAAGCCTGATTGATTAGGCGAAATTGAAGCATAGAACGGCGTACCCGCAGGGCCAATCAGTGAAATTAGGTCAAATGTTGGGGCTGGTTGGAAAATGCCCTGTACAGGAACAATATTTGTCGTTGATGTAACGGCGGCTTCGTTGGACATTCCAACCCCCTTTTAACCCGCTTGTGCGGCTGTGATGTAAAGTGTATTTGTACCTGAACTGACTGCTCTAATGTAAAACGGCGCTTTAGGCGCTGCGATAATCAAAGGGTAATTCATTGCGGCAGGCAATACATAAGAACCTTTGTTGCCAGTTGTGGCAATGCTAGGGGTTGGAACAGTGCTTGAATTAGCTAATTCCACCGCCGCCACACCAGTGCCAGTATTGAGCAAATGCACATAGTTGGTTTGATCGTTTGTAGTGGAGTCAATCAACAGCGCGGAACTTGCTGTGGACGTTAAATCTAAGGCGTATGTGCGACCTGATAGGCGCATAACTGAGATATTGACCATTTTCAGTCCTTCAAAAGTTTATGAATTATAGGCTTACAAATAGAAAAAGCCACCCCTTTTGAGGATGGCCTTTCTTAACTCATTCCCGATTAAAACTCGGAGAAATCGTATCCATACACAAAAATGTCAACAGTGCCAGCAGTAACTGCTGTGCCAACCTTGACATATAGGGTTTGTGCTGTCAAGCGTGTTGCCTTAGTACCAGCAACCACGGTTGCGTTGGTGACATAGGTTGAACTTGTGTTGCTGGTCAAACTTGCGTTAGTCACGATCTCAGTGCCTGTTCCTGCTGGCGCTGTCCAAATAGCCAATGCACCGCCGCTAACGTCTACGTTTGCGTTTGTGATAGCTACAAATTGAACGTTGTAGGAGGAAGTGTTAAACACTGGGAGGGTAACAATTGAATCACCTGTTGCAGAGATTGGCACATTGTTAGCGTAAGCCAAAAGGCGAACGGCTTGGTTAGTTGCCAAATTGCTTGGGTGAATCGTTTGGGTACTTGCTGGTCCGGGGTTTGCCATGATATGTTTTCCTTTAAATAGAGGTTAATTAGGCTGCAACGCGGCAGGCAAGTTCAGGGTACAACGGCGCCCAGCCATACAGCACATCAACGCGAGTCGGGATTGAATCGTTGTTGATTGTGTATTGACGAACCACACGCATTGACAGACCCAGTTCCTTGTCGCTTGCGCGGCCAGCAAAGTGAACGCCATCAGGCAATTCCAAATCAGCACAAGCCAAAGTGAAAGCATTTTTGTGCATCACGATATTCTGTGGAGAAACAGTGCCAGTGTTGTTGAATGGAGTCACAACAGCGGTTGCGCTGGTAGATGCCAAGTTAACGTTCTGGAACTGACCAGCGGTAATCACGGCAGGGCTAACAACAACAGAAGTTGTGCCAGAAGTTGCCACGGTTACAGGGGCGGTCACCACAAAGTTACGCAGGCGGTTGCTGCCGTAGGCTTGACGGTTTTGTGGGTTGACAGCGAAAACGCCAGCAATTGTGATCACATCCCCTTGTTTCAAGCCAGCAGTTGCTGTGGTTGCGGTCAGTGCAATGGTGGAGGTGGATGCCCAGCCGCTGGTCAAGAAACCAGTTGCTGTGGTGGTAGCGCAAGCCAAAGTAGCGGTGCTATAAGAACCGAATGTTTGCGCCACAACGTTTTGATCCATCTTCCAGTTCATGCCTGCTGAGTCACGACCCATCATGCCTTTGGTGTACTGGCTAGAAATCTTGTCTGAGGGAACAAACAAGCCTTTCAAGCTGTCCACAATGGTTGCGCCTGTGAAAGGTTCAACGATACATGAACGGCGACCATCGCGGGGTGCGCCTTCGCTGTCAAGATAAGCGCCTGCGGTCAGGTATGTGATCAAGCCTGTGGGAGGTGTGCCAGCAGTACCAACAATGTTGGCGGTATTGTTTTTAGCCATTGTCAGACCGTCAAAGTCAATCTTGTTGGCGATAGCGGCGACAGCGGGTTTCAATACACGGTCACTGAACATATCCAAGGACAAAGCCAAGTCTTGGCTAGTGAACTGGGTATCAACGTGGAACTGTGTGGATAAGGTCACAGGCACTGAAGTTTCGTTGAAATCTTCAACGTTCAAAGCAGGGCCAGTTGTGCCAATGAAACGACCGGGTTTGCGGACGTTCAAAGTAGCACCGATCTTTGCGCCAGTAACGGCGAATTGATCGTCATAGTTTCTTTCGACTTCACTTGAGAAAGTCAATTCGTTTTCCAAGACCATCAACGCTTCGTTGGTGATCATGCTGATGGTTAGCAGATTATTTGCCATTTTGTTTCCTTAAAAGAATGGGTTTAGCGAATCTTTCCAGCCAATCTTGCTGCTCTCCAAGCCTGATACGAACCATGAAATTGACCATCACTGGTTAGGTTCACATCACGCCCATTAGCTGCTGATCGAATTGGATTGATCGGCGCGGGTGCTTTACTTCTTCCAACAACAGTCTTTGTTTGTGGGTCAGTCTTTTCGTACTGGCCTTCCAATTTCCCTATTGCTTTTAAGGCGGCGGTCAAGGTCATTCCTTGCAGCTTGACAGCAAAGTCAGGATTTTCAGCAAGGTGATACAGGATGCGTGGGCCTACCTCAGATTCAAAGATCGCATCCCGCACTTCGTTACTAACAGTAACGTCTGTGGAATTGATCATGTCATCAAAGTCAGGCATTTCGGCTTTAGCTTCCTTAACCCGTTGACCCCAAGTGTCTATTAGCTTGGCGTGTTCGGCGGCAACTTTAGCCTGCACTTCCTTTTGCTTTTCTTCCTGCAATCGCTGTTCAACACGATAGTCTGTTAACGCCTTGGCGTATTCGTACATATCGCTGAACTGCTCTGGCAACGGTTCTGTTTCGGCTACTGGTTCAGCTTTAGGCTGAATCTTGGCCTCCAAGTCCCTTACCTTTGCTTCCAAAGTTTCCCTTTGCTCGCGTTCCCTACGGGCTTCTTCCCGCGCTGATTCACGTTGCTTGGTTATCTCTGAAAACCGTCTTTCTAGCTTGGGATTTTGTTTT